GTGCGAGACCCGCTCGTCCTGGCGCTCAAGACGGTCTACAAGAGAAACCTTGGCGAGTTGGATCAGGTCCTTGACTCTTACTTCCTGGAACACCTCCACGGGTATTACAAGGGAGATTTGATCTCGGAGATCCTCACCCCCGAGCTGGTCGAGATGCACGCCTGGTTCGGCAATTTCGCGCACTCTCACTCATCACTCGTCCGGAGCTTGTCGCGCGTGCAGCGCGAGGACTTGCAGGCGCACCTGATGCGCAACGTGCCCTTCGAGGCCAGAGAAGCTAGGCAGGCTCAGAGTAAGAGCCTATTAATGTATTTGCCTTACCTTTTCGGCTTTGATCCAACTACTCCCACCCACCATGGTCGCGAACGCGCTCTACTACACGACCCCCGAGAGGGCCACGTTCGCCATGAGCCTGAAGCTCAAAACTGGGAAGAACTTCGCGGCGGGAGTTGTGACGTTGCGTGGGGCCAAACACATCCTCGCCAGCCTCAATGGAGTGGCTTGCGCCTGGGCCGAGCAGATCGGCGTCGACGTGGTGGATGTGAGCGAGAGCGCTCACATTTTCTACTTGGCTCTCGCCCCTGCCGACTCCGTCGCGCCAACTGCGCAGGAGTCCTTCTGGAATGTTCCCGGCCGCGTCCTGGCTTCCACAGGCAAGGACAGCCATCACGTGCGCCTCACGGCGACCAAGACGGCAGCCTTGTCCTACAAGGTGAAGGGTGGATCGTTGGAGGACGCACCCGTGGCAGTCGCAGTCATAGGAGTGCTGCGCAAGGAAACAACCACGGACCAGGAGTATCACTTCGGGTTCGATGTGACCTTCAAACAGTCGGGAAAGGGCTTGGGCGACGCTCAGGACGGGACCGCGGAGGCCGCAACATAAATTTGCCCTCCGAGGTAGAGAGCGCGTGGGACTCGGCGTCGAATTGGTCCGACACGATGACTCACCGCTCGTCCTCGAGCGTCGCGACAGAGCGCGAAGGAGAATCCGAGGAAGAGGCGCCGGAG